TTGCAGGAAAGCACCACCAACATTCTTCACACCCTCAGCCATGTCTTTCAACTTGACATCCTTCACTGCTCCTGCCATACCTTTGATACCGGTTACAGCTCCTCCAAAGTCAAGGTCCATCAACTTACCAGCAGTAAAACTCAAACTTGAATTCAATCTTTCAAGTGGCTCTCCAGAGAATTGCTTTACGCTTTCATTTGCATCATCAATCTTATCTTTTATTGTTGCTATTTTCTGGGAGAGCATTTCGTACTCCTTTGTTCCCTCTGGAACTTTTTGCAATTCTTCTTTCAGCTTTCGCATCTCCGTTTTTAAGGAAACGACTTTTGTTGCTGTTTCCTCAGAAGCATCACCAACTTTTTCAATCGCTACTTCCGCATCGCTTGTGTCTGCTTTGATAGTTATATTTGCTTGTATTCCCATTTCAATTCAATAAGTAAATCAATAACAATAGTAATGTAGAAAGAACCAATACATTGATAATTCTTACCACTGCTAAATTTATTTTTATACGATAGTCTGGGAGCCCTTTTTTTACTCCTGCTTTAAGCAGTTGTTCTATCTGCTTCATATCTTCTTTTGCGTTATACATAAGAGTACTGGGTGTAATTTAGAGCACCAACGATAGCAACGTCAATAGGGTAAGCAGGAGCACCAGCAACAGCAAACCTCATTGTCATTGTTCCCGGACTGGGACTGGAGTTTGAAAAGTTAATTGTCATTCCTGCAGAGGTAGTAATCTCGCTTAAAGTATTATTTCCAACTTCGCTACATGTTCCTCCTACGCTTTGCCAACTGAAAGCATACTCTCCAGATAATGTATCTGTAATACCTCCGCTTACAATGGCAACAGTAAGCTGTACACGAACACTCCATACGCAATCATCCGGCATCTTACAGCCTTCTATCCCATCAAGATACATTGCTATTGTAGCACCGCTTGAAGGAAGATTTCCTTTTGCAGTTAGTCCCATTTTTCCATACTGGAATTCTCCACGGTAGTCGCCGGATACTCCAGTTGTAGTTCCGGGATTCTTTACCTCAGCACTATCTCCTGCAACTATTACAGCCCCATTATTCGCTTCAATAATATGATTGCTTCCGGTTACTATGGAACCGCTATTACTTGGCTCTATTACGCTGTTGCTTGCGTTTACTAAAAGATTATTATTATTGCTCTTTATGTCATTGTTCGGAGTTATTACTCCCACTTGTTCTTTAGCATCTGGACCGCTTAATACTTGCACCATCTTAATCTGCTTTCCGCTTGTATCTGGTTTTCCATTTCCTCCATCACGTATCACAGCATAGCATTTAGAATTGAGCCATGTGTATCCATATTGTGTACAGCACTCCTCTGTTGGTGCTGTTGGATTACCATCTGGGTCAACGAAAGGAACACTACCATCAACATTGATATACAGTCCGGGTCTGTTAAGGCATAACGGTTTGACATTTATTATTTTCATCAACGTCACCTTCGTGCTTTCTGTTGTACCTATCTGGTAGTCGCTTATATCAAGTATTCTCCAGTACGCATCTTGAATGAAGATAATGTCGTTATACTTAAAAGCAAAAACATCAGAAAGGTCTAAGTCAAAATACGCTTCAAGTATTCTTGACTCTGGAGAGTAAAGCTGGAAGATATAATCGTTCCAATACCTACTGTAAAGCGTTTTGTATGGTGTGCTTGTGATAGCATGTAACGGAACTTCTTGTCCAAAGTTTAGGTCTCTGGAGTCCAATGTTGGTACCGGTTCCGTGTAATGTCCAAAGAGGTACAAAATGACTCCATTGAAAACTGTATTAGTAGTATCATCCAGCATGTGGATGCTTATCTGTCCATCCATCTGGTAAAGGATACGAGGAATAGGAACTACGTATTCACTTTTCTCATTCCAGAATTTAGGGATTGGAAAATCTGTTCCATCAATTAAAGCAAGTGGAGTAGGAGCAAAGTGTAATTCTGTTTTCGCATCATCTGTTGCAAAATCATTCTCCGGGTCAATGAGCTCCAATCTTCCGTATACTCTATTCCCTTGCACCTTGTATAAATTATTCAAGTAGTCATTGCTCTCTTTGTACGTCCATGTATTAGTGAGCTTTTGATAGTCTGCGATTGTTTTTATTACTACATCCTTCAATAAGTTTATCTTTCCGGTCCAATCTTTATACTCTCCTAAATTGAGATACTCCATGATTGGAACGAATGATACTAAAGCTGGGTCATACTTATCCGGGATGACAAGCAAGTTGTAGCCAGCAATAAAACTTTTCATGAAGTCCGTCAGCTTGAATTTTTCTGGAGCATTTGCTACCCAATCAATTTCAACATCGGGTCCGTAAGCCGGTTTCTCAACATACTCACAACGGAAGAAAGAACTGTTATCAAAAGTAAGTGTTCCTCCCCACGGTAACAGCGGAGGAACAGAATAGTAAACGTAATCGTAAATTGTAATCACTTCAATGGTGTCACCTCCATTCAATGACATAGTTCCTTCCCAGTTGTTCGGATTGGGTAAAGAAGAAAAAGCATCCAGATAATTATTCAAGATATAAGTTCCGGAAGCATTATCAAAAAGCACTTGCTGTGATACATAAGGATTGGCAATAATTTCTGTCACCCCAGTAAGAGCATGATATATTTTGAAACCAATATAGAAGCCTACTACCTCAGCTCCTACCATATCCACTTTCGAGCGAATCTTTGCTTGTATCTTATACACTCCATTGAAAGGAACCGTGTATACATTTCCGGTAGTATTACTTCCGGGGTCATACGCTGGAGTCATTAAAGGTAGAGAAGCGGTGTACACGTAAGCTCCAGAAGGGTCAGTGTAAAGAGAAAAGTCCGCACTTGTTAATGTGTTACCACTTGGAAAACTTTGAAGAAGAAACTTTGCTGTCTCTGGATTACCTAATGACTGTATCGTATTTGCTTTACTTGTCCATGGAATGAATATTCTATCAAGCTCCTCCAATAATGTTGTGGAAGCCGGTACGTTTATTTTACAGCCTGCTAATTCCATTATCTTTCTGAATATGTATCCAGCGTTTACAAATGGAGTGAGGTCATTAAACTTAATGACGTCCTGCATGTCCCACGAATAGATGCTTCTTGTAGTAGCATCATCCACCATACCTACCCACCGATTGCCTCTATCGGTCAAGCCTACTTGTATCGTTTCATTTTGCCACGCTCCTAATTGACCGAAGCTCATGATAAGAGGATAATCAATTTGTAATGCTGGTCCAATAGTATCTTTGAAATCTTTATCTCCAATCTTCTTTAGGAAGTCCAATACATCACCGAAGAAAATAATTTGATACTCTATATCTTGTCCCTGCTGTTTGTAGCTTGCTTTGAATTGCATGTGACCGGACATGATTGGAATGCTTTCCACAAGCACTTGTGCTCGTAGCTTTTTCTTTGGATTAAAGCCGGATTCAACTACGTTTGACTCATGCATGTGACCGAACACTTCAGCATTTGTTTCTGTTGCAGGAATACGAAACTCCCTGCTCCAAGAACTCTTTGTAGCAAAGTCCTTTATGTCCGTGAAAGAAAAGTTCAATGAAATGGGTTCAGCATCTTTGAGGTCAAGAATAAATTGCTTGCTCCCATCCTGCGACCACACTCTTATGTGAGTAATATACTTCATGCTTCAAATTTAATATCCACCACAAGGACATTCTGGTATTACTTTCTTAATGTATAAATTCATCACACCAGTCCATTTCTGCTTCGTAATAAAGTTTGGTAATTCTATTCGCACCCATGCGCCACCAAGTGAATTGTAACAAGAATTCCATCCGGTTGAAAGGGCTGGATTTGTGCCACTCCAATACACATCAATAGCACTTGTTCCATTTCCAACACTTATCTTTCCTAAGTCAGCACTGTTCAATTCCTCTACCGGCATCACGCTATCCCATGTAAGCATCACGCAATAGTATTCACCTATCTCCATTGAAGTACCATCATTAAATTCTATACGCAGTTCAATGTGGTGATGACCCACTACGTCTGTTGCATGTATTGAAATTGGTGCTGTCATGTAATCTGGTACCAGCCCACTATTCCCAGAATGTGCAATAGCATACCCAGTCACTTGTTCGCAAGGGTCTGGAGCAGGAGCAAGATTCATCTTACTGAACTCTCCTTCACTACGTGTGTTGAATAAATCAAGATTGCGGTTGCTATAAGCCATCCTCACCTCAACAGTAGCATTGTATTTTTTATTGCTACGCTCTCTCTTGGAAGTGAAGGAAGTTGTTTCAACGAGCACCGGAAGAATTTTACCTCCATCGAAATTAGAATCCTCCATCCATACGGAACGACTGCTTACCAAGTATTTCAATCTTCTGAATTCTTCTTCGTTTATCCAGCCAGTATTCAACGTCATTGTGTGGGTCTTTATTGGCTCCTTCTCCTTCATTGTTCTGCTTGTATATCCAATGTCAAAAGTTTCTGGAGTAGCGTTTGCGTAATTGCCTTCGATATTCATTACACGCTTCTTCTCTGTTGAAAGAGTACGCTCATTCCGCTTTACAAATCCCATAGACTCAAAGCCACCAAACCGGTTCAGCCATGTCAAACTTATTTCATTGTGCTTACATTCATCTTCAATGTAGTAACCGTATGGAGAAAAAATATTGTTTTCCCCTGCTTGGTCAAGAAAAAATATTACCCAGAATTTTACAAGGGTGGTATCCGTTATCCCGGCAGAAGCAAGCAGACCGCTTTCTTCCATGTTCTGGAGTCCGGTTGGAAGAACGAATAATGCTCCCGGAGAAATTTGAAATGGAACTTGCGCTATACTTCCAATCGGCATGCTATTGTAATCGTAAAACCTTATTTGAAAATATCCTATCTGTCTGTACGGATAGTCATTGTGTAAGAAAGTTCCATCATCCGCAATAAAAACAAGACTCCGGTAGTGGCTTGAATTGTGGAATTCCCAATCATGATAAGTGGGTGCTCCATTCCATCTCCTTCTTCTTGGTACCATGAACCAAGTAATATTCCCCTGCTCTCTTAACGTCAAACGTATGTCTTTGAAATCTTGATTGTACGTTCCTCTATTGAAGCCGGTTCTGTTTTCATTCTTCTCTACTTGCGCTCCTGCTATTGGATTGTCAAGTGTTCCAAGAGTAATGTAGCAGTCATCTCCTTCTCCATCAAGCACCATCAAGTCATACTGCTTAAATTCAGTATCCTCAGTAAACACACCAGCAATGTCCCATCCAGCGAATACTTGTACTCGAATACGATTGGTAAAAATATTATCGTAAACAAATTCTTGTGTGGTAGTAATTACATCAAGGTTGGTAAAAGTTGGATGCGTGATACCTTCTTGTATGACATTCATCATTATTCCTTTCAAGTTGAAGGAAGCGCAGTTTGCTAAGTTCTGCTCTTGATAGAATTTAAGTGTCTGCCCGGTAGCGTAGTTATCAACTTTGAATATGTACTTGAAATTAGGCTCTGCGTAGTCGCTGGAGCTGGCTGTTATCACAACGTCATTGCGTGACATTACCATCCCGGTGTATTCTGTGTTACCTACTCCAGTCAATCCGTATATCGTTGTCGTTATCATTGCTTTTAGTTTGCGCTTTCTAAATTCTTTTTTACGGTGTCATTTAAGTACACCTCAATATCTCTCCGAACTGCTTCCACAAATTTAGGTTGGAAGATATCCACTTGGTCATTGTAAGCATCCCTCCAGTAGAACAGAGGGGTGATACCTCTGCTTGCTATGGAGCGTGATATTAAACGTGCTACATGTAACCGTTCTTCTTCTGTTGCTTTAATTATTTTCCCATTCATATCCCGGATTGGAATACGTTTCACAGCCATCCAGTCCAAGACAACTTGAATAGGAATACCGGGCTTATTGAATGAGTATGGAGAGCCATGTCCTTCGTTCCTTCCGTTTACTCCCTGCTCCACAAAGTCAGAATAATTCCCTGCTTCTCCCTTCGCATAGAACTCCAGCTTCCCGGTTCTCTTGCTGTAAGCATAGCTTAATGACTTACGTAGGGTATCTGTTGCTACTGCTCTCCTTCTCTTTCCGTTTATTGTTCTATAAACACCCAGATTTCGCATAGCATTATCCACTACCTCTTGACCGAATTCTTCAATCAAAGCATGGAATTCTTTATACTTGCTTTCCTTTGCCATGTTAGTCCAGAGGTACCAAGCAGAAGTCCAATGATAAGTCCGTAGTAATTGACAAGCTCAACATCACTCCGGTGAGCACATCTGGGAATTCCGTTATCATTGGCTCTATGGTAGCAGGAAGTCCCACTAAAACATCATCCCCAAAAAAGTCATCATTCGCAATAGTGCTTACCAAGTCCGTAGCAATTTGAGTTGTATCACTTATTACCTCTTTAATGTAGTCATACGAGTGTTCTTTCTCCAGTGGTAAGTCATAAAAGAATACATCAAGATTGTAAGTGATGCTTCCCTTATCCACTTGAAAGGTCCTTGGTACTACATGCATGCTTACAAATTCCGTTTCCTTCAACCTATCAAAAGAAGGAAGGTCACCATGTGAAAAACTTTTTATTTGAATATGGTAGTCCGCAAACTTTTTAAGTTGGGAGATAATTACATTGTACGTGTGATTAAGTGTCGGCATACTTGTATGTAGAATTAAACGATTGGATTCTTATTTCCTTTTATCGCCTTGTAGTCCGTGCGATAGCTAATGTGTGCGAATACAGTTGAAGCTGGGGAGCTTAGAACCGATTTGAATTTAGTGATATCCCTTTCTGTTATTTCCTCCAGAACATGGAACCATCCGTACATCGAATTTAGTTCTGCAACTTCTCCAGCTCCTCCTTCATCATCATCATTGCTGTTTCCATCTGCTCTATCGTTTGTTGCTCCGAAAGCTCTTGGAAATGAATCAGCAATCTTTTTTTGATAATCGAAAAAAAAAGCATGCAAGCATTTGCGTGATGTAATGGCATAGAGCGAAATACCTTGCTCCTGCTGGGGATTACGGAAGCATCGTACTCCTCAATTTCATACTTGTCATACAGCTCTGCTTTTATAGGACGATACAAGATAGCAAGCACCTTATCCAATGTACGAGGGAAGTCCTTCATCAAAGCATTAAGGTCAAGCCACTCCGCAAATGACAAGCCATCCAGAAAGGGATGAAAGCCGTATACCACGTTCTCATGCTTCCACTTTTGCTTGAAAGAAGCAACTGGATTTTGAATGACTGCTTCAAAGAAGTCAATCAAAGTTTGCATCTGTCCGGGAGATAGCTTAACAGCTTCCTCTCTTTTTAAGCCAGTAAGAGCCATCACTCTATTCAAGTCACTCCCACTGTTCGCCATGTAGTCAATATACTGACCTACATTGTATCTGGTGTAGTCACCGTACAATGAAATGTTGATATCCTTTGCTTTCATATCTTTGATAGGTTACGTTGTACTTCACGCATGAACTCAGCACTTCTGGACTCGTATGGATAAATTCCTTCAACATGCTTCATGACAATTAGCACTTGCTTCTTTATCATGTTAGAGTAATACTTGTCCAGCTCTGGCTTCTTATTACCCATGTACACTTTGAATTCCTTGAATACGTCTTGATGTACTTTTATAGCAAATTGTTCCGCTTCCGGTTTCATATTTTTGGAGATATCTGAATTGTGATTGGGTCCTTAACTTCGAACTCCTGCTTCTCTACATATCCCCTTCCTTTACCTTGTGTCTTTAAGAAGAAGATAATTGCGCTCGTATCATTGTTCTTTATCTTCTGGTGGAGCTGGCTTTCCGCAAAGTCCAGAGCTACGTTCTTCAATTCCTCTACCTTGCTTTTGTATTCCGGGTCCTCCTTCATCCAAGCGTAATGAGTAGTGCGGTCAATACCAACAGAGCGACATGCCATTGTAACTACACCAAGAGATTTCTCCAGAGCATCCACCATTGCTTTCTTTCGCAACTCGGTTCCAGTGCTGGAAGTTTCTTCAACTGGTTTCTTCTTTTTTATAGTGTTGGATTTTGTCGTCTTTGTCATGGTGCTTTGTTAGTGGATTAAACGTAGGAATTCATTTCTTGCTTTTTCATCCTCTTTGAATATCCCGGTCATCTTGCTTGTGGTAGTCCAAGTATCATGCTTCTTTACTCCTCTCATTGCCATGCATAAGTGCTGTGCTTTCAAAGAAACTGCTACTCCCTTTGGATTAAGTTCATGCATCAAGCGTTCTGCAATTTGTGTGGTGATACGTTCTTGATTCTGGAAGCGGTTAGCATAGAGGTCAACAGTTCTTGCCAACTTACTTAAGCCCACAATTTTCTTATCTGGTATGTAAGCCACAGTGGCTGTTCCAAAGAATGGAGCAGTGTGGTGCTCACAAAGGGAATAGAAAGGAATATTGCTCTGTACTATCATCTCGTCTGTTCCTTCCGAATCGAAAGCAGTGAAGTTGAAATCTTTTGGAGCAAGGAACTCTGTAAGGAATTTGATATACCGCTTTGGTGTTTCCTTCAGTCCTTCCCTTTCTGTATCCTCTCCAAAGTATTGAAGGATACGTTTGAAGTTATCTTCCACCGGTTCGTCTTTTACTTCCCATGGAAATACAATCCATCCCCAGTCCTCCATTCTGTTAGTGGGATTGACTATTGCTAAGAATGGCTTTCCGTATTCCTTTGTGTAACGGATAGCAGTACTACCGCTGTCAATAATATCATCCACAATTACATCGGCTTCTTCTGGGGTATTAACTGGATTGAGCATTGCTGAGATATAACACCCTCCACGTGGAACTCCATAGTACTTCAAATTGGTTCTTCCAAGAATTGTTTCCGCTTCTACTTTGAGATGATTTGTGAGAACTTTTACCCACTCCCAATCAAGATACACTTTCTGCTTATTCATAATACGTTCCAGATTTTGTGTTGCTGTATGCTTAATCTCCAAGCCGGATTCTCCAAGCAAAGTTGAATACAGTGTTGAAGATTATCTCCATCCAGTTCCTTCCCATTGCTGTGAGGAGATAGCCAGAGGTGTTGAGCAGGAACTTGTGGCTGTGGGATATCTTGTCCTGCATGACGGACGTAACGCAATTCCGTTACACCATCCGGGAAGTTCTTCTTCACTACATGCTCCGCTACTTTGGGAGACACGCAAATGAAATCAATTCCCTTTGGAGCAGGATGCAAGCCACTTGTTTCCACTGCTTGGTAGTATCCACGATTGCTAAAGAAAGCAATAATTTCTTCCGTAAGCTGGTCAAGTGGTTCTCCACCGGTCCAAGTTATCTCTTTGCACTTTGGAGCAAACTTGTTCAGCCACTGGATAATGTCCTCCAATGAATACTCTTTACCGCTTTCAAATTCGGTGTCGCACTTAATACCCATTGAAAAGCATGCGTGCTTTGCTTTACAGCCCTGCAAACGTATAAAAACGGTTGCTACTCCAGCTCTGGCTCCCTCTCCTTGAAGGGAGTAAAATATTTCACTTACTTTAAGCATTGTATACTACTGTTGATGATTCTGTTTCTTGCAACTCAATCTGGAAGATTGGTAATTGCGTTTCATTTTTTATTCTTGTGAATAACCACACAGCAAGATTCTCTGCTGAGGTTTCAAAGGGGAGCTTCTTAATTGGTTCATTCGCCAGCTCCAGAATTTCCACAAGTGGGTCTTTCTCATAAATGAGGAACCAATGACAGTGCTCTTTGATAATGGGCTCAACCAACTTATCAATGTCGCTGAATAAACAAGTCACTCCACTTTCGTTGATGGTAGTAAATTTGAATTTACAAACTACTCTGTAAGTATGTCCGTGAATACGACCACACTTAACACCACCAGCGTGATTGCGGTGAGCACCATAAAAGTGATACTTCTTTTGTATTACCATTGCTTTGTATTTTTTTTTAATCTTGATTCCCAGCGTGAATTGTATATTGCTTTTTAAGTAGCTCTCCAGCCAGAGCGTACTTGGAATAGTAATCAATCCGCTTCTCTGTTACCTCTCCCCACTTTGATACAATACGTTCTATGTCACGCAAGTATCTGGTTTTCAAAGCGTTGATATTGATATTGGAATTCTTTGCTGTATAAGTTTTATTTCCATCGTTGAACTTTAGAACACCGTACCGGTTTACTTGTTGCCAACTGGTACTGTCAGAGCTGGTACAGAAATTCAAGTTGTGGAGCAATTTAACTTCCGTACAGCCAAGCAAGTGGATATCAATGGAAGGCTTTTTATTCTTTATGTAGTGAGCAATTTTCTCCGTGTAGTTTTTTTGTCCCATGCTTCTGAGTTCTGGAACAGAGATAGCAATGTAGTCCGAGAATTCTATCATACGGTCAAGTCCCTTCTGTCCGTCCTCTTTATGGAACACGTTTATCTGTCTGGTGTTGGGAAGGTCTTTCTTCATGCGCTCCCGGTACTCCCATGCTTTTTCCACTCCAAGTACTTTTTGACAATCCACCTCCACACAAGTTGATTTGATATCATGTTCCAGAACAAGTTCCACAAGAGCATTATACCAGATTTCAATCTCCTTCTCTGTTCTTTGTCCTGCATGCGCTCCGAACATCAAAGTGAATAAGCCAGAGTCCATGATAGAATGATTGCTGGTATTATTCAAGTACTTGATTGAATTGGGAGTACATGTTTTCATCTTCAATGCTTTTATGTTCAACTTATGAGCAAGAAAGTAGAATGATGAAAAAAGAGAATACTTAATACCACCACAAACATGAAGCACCTCTGCAAAGTCCTCATTTTCCAAGCCGGCAAAATGGACTTTGATATTGGATTGATTAGGTACTATCATCTTTCAACTCTTGCACCTCCGGTTTTCTCCTCCCATACTTCACACCAGCGCATCTCTGGTCCTTGGTCCTGCATGATTGCTTTCGCTATCATTTCGCATGACATACCTCCAAAGTGCAATACATCACCTACTGGAGTTATCTTTAAGTATTGCCCCTCTAAAAACGATTTCACGTAATGTCTTTCAACAAAGATTTCACGCTCTCTATCCAGTTCATCCACCTCATATCCGCAACGGATAGTAAATGTATGCCGGTGCTCATGCTTTAAGAATTGAACTTCCTCTATTGCGTTCTCCCAGCAATGGAAGCCCTCTACATCAAACTGGATAATGACTTGTGTCTTCATTGTTCTGCTTTTATTTGTGTTGCTTTAATTAGCAAATTGAAAACAATATTCTCTCTGCTTCCTCCAATCTTTGCAAATGCTTCCACAACTTGATTGTACTCCTCCTCAGTATAGTCCAGAGTAATCTTGGTTCCTGCTTCCGCTTTCTCTTTTGCTTCCTCCTCAAAGAAGTCATCTAAGTTAATGTCATCAGCCTGCTTCCAGATATCCATTCCCCACGCTTCAAGCTGGGTACTGTCCCACTCGTTAGCAATCATTTCCCAATCCCACTCACCGAATGACAAATTATCTTTAATAGTGAATTCTTTTTGTTGCTCCTCAGACCAACGTGCAATAATGATAGGAACTTCTTTCAAGCCAGCTTCTTTGCAGGCTTTCCAGCGCATGTTTCCTCCAAGAATAACGTAATCAGCATTTACAATAATAGGTCTCATTTCAAGCATGTCTGGTAATTCTTGAATTGACTTTACAAGAGCTTTGTACTTGCCGTCTTTTATTACACGAGGATTGTTTTCGTTTGGTTTGACTTTGTTGATGCCAACGTATTCAATTTTGGAAATTAGTTTCATATTACAAATGTATCTAATAATTATTATTCATGGAATAGATTGGGAGCTTTAAGGACTGAATGAGGATATCCCATGCTGGCTCGTCACCAGTGGTCATCCAATCCTATGCGCTTATCATTCAAAGAATGAGTTGGTCGCCCTGCGGACTATTTGTATCACTCCAGTGTGTACAAACTTGGAACCTACTTTAAGCCGGTTATCTGGTCCGACTATACATCGTGCGACTCGTTCCTTTATGCCATCGCTGTGCTGTGTGTATATCCCCCGGTAGCACGTAAACTGTTTCGCCGGTGTCTTCTTCCCCAAAACAGAAACCGAAAATACCTACGGTGCTCCTAAAGTCAAAATTGAATTACCCACACCTATGAAAAGAAAACTTTACTCTTGTAATCTTTCTTTAATATAATAGTAAGCAAGCATAAGAATAAACACTGGGAAGAACAAGGACATGAATACAATACCAGCGTACTCTCTGGGTGGTATTACATCCTTCCAGCTACTTACAAAACTAATAAGTACAGCACTGATAATAACTACCAGAGCCATGTAAATGAGTAAGTATATCATTGTGCTTTCTTTTTTGTTCTCGGTTTCTTCTTTGGCTTCTCTCCGGTTTCTTCAAACTTGATTTTCTGTTCGATAAGGTCTTGCAAAGTGATATCCTCAGATTGCTCTTTAAGTACATCAACGCTTTCAACAGCATCTTTCATTTCCAGTTCTATGCTATCCAAGATATTTCGCACACACTGGGAGCATCCAACTGTGGTGATATCAACTTGTGTCCCCATTGCTGAATTGTAAATGGCTTGCAAGTTCCTTCTGTCTTCAACACTTGCTGTTCCTTTCTGCTTTATGGTCTTTGCTATATTGAGCAAATCGTTTTTCAAAGAACGCTCTACTATTGGCTCCCACTTACCAGCAGGACAATCGAATAAAGTAAAGCGACTCTTTGTGGGCATGTGGCATCCACAAGGGCGAAACTCTTTTCCATCCAATACCACCGGGTCATTGAATACGTTGAGGAGCTTCTGTAAGATTGGCTTTCCACAACTGTTGAAAGTAGTGTTAAAGATTGGACATGCTCTGCACGTTTCCATTCTCTTATTGATAATGCTTTCGTATCTTATCATAATTTATTGAGGTATTAAGTTTTTCTTTTGCCCTTGCTACTGCTCTTTGGAGCACCTTCTTAGGTATCCCGGTTTCATCAGATAGCTTCTGGTAACTAAAGTCATTCAAAGCGTAAAGGTAAAATACTTCACGCTCAAATTCCGGTAAGCGTGAAATACAAAAATCAAGGTATTCATTTAATACCCTGCTTGAATAATCTACATCAGCACTGGGCTCATGCTCATTCCTTAATTCTACAAATGTCCTGCTCACCTTTGTGTACTTGTAGTGGTAATTGCTCCGGGCTGACTTCCAGCTCAAAGCAATGGAATGAGAAACGTAGTTTCTTACATTGTGTATTTCCTTATCACCAGCTCCGAATATTTGTAGCAGTACTTCATGCAGGAGGTCAGTCGCCTGCTCTCTGTTGTTCGTTAGAGCAAAGGCAATAGCATACCATTGAGTGTAATGCTTTTTTATTTCGTCACTGTATTTTTCCACTCATGTAATTGTCAATGACCTCTTTTGCTTTTTCGAATCCATAGCAACAGCATGCGTAATACCCTCGCTCATTCAATTCCTTCAGCCACTGCTTCTGTTCCTTGCTTAGTATTCCTTTCTCCTTCTTTAATTCAATAAACAGCCCAGCGTACTTTCCTCTCTGCTCCAAGAACATCATGTCTGGAAATCCCTTTACGTATCCAGTGGCTTTCATTTTCACAGCCTGCTTGAAACCGGTTCTCATTCCTCCAGCACTGGCGCAATAAAGGACCTCCGGGTGAGCATATTTCACGTACTTTATTACGTGGTATTGTATGAGGGCTTCCCCGGAAAGCATGGTTTTCATGTTTTATCTTATTCAAATGTAGAAAAAAGTTGCTTTTGGAACACCACTAAACAGTGGAAAAGTGAAAATAATTGAAAGAAAACGAAAAAAAAACTTGTCTGGCGAAAAGAAAGGTTGTAGGTTTGCTTCATAATTAAAAACACACACACAAATGAAAACAAGACACAATCACGGTTTAAGAAAGGGATACAGAGTCCAGTATAAGAACAAAGCTGGAGAAGTAAAAAACGGTACCATCTTGAAAGTAAGTTCTTACAGCTTTACTACCAGAGGTATCAAGACTACCTACACAAGTTTTGTTTTCGGAGAAAATGGTCGTGTGCTTGTTTCTAAAGGAGAAAGCATTTCATGTGAGCAAGGTCAAGAAATGACAATCGTATTAGGTCCAGCAACAGTATAAACAGTAAACAATAAAAAACACACACACATGGAAAAGCAAGTTACAATCACCTTAACACAAGAACAAATGTTCATCTTGAACATGGCTTTGGTTTACGCACACCAAAAGATGGTAAGTGAAGTAGGCTACTACGCAACAGAATTACAGCCATTCACAGAAGTAAAAAATGAAATTAAGAAACAATACAAAGCACAGTAAT